GAATGAGACTCTGCGTCTGCACGTAGATGTCGTGCTTCCAGTCCGGATGCGTGTCAAAATTCGTTCCGTACATCGCCAATACGTTTCCACTGTTGATATTCTGGGCCATAAAAAATTCCGTGTACTTTGCAGATAGTTTATCTTCTGGTTAAAAAAGGAAACTGACGATTTCTCATTTTTTAACTATCTTAGTAGCAAAAATCAACATATAAGCTATTGGTATATAGGGAATTACTATGGTGAAGAACATTTTTATCGCGATTATCGTATGTGCTACCGCAGCGCTAGCATCAAAACCGCTGGTACTGGAAATCTGCAAGCCGACTTTCTGCTACCTTCAGATTATCGAGGATGCCCGTTCGTGGTCATGGACTACCGACTATAACGGCAACAAGTTCATTCGCATCTACCTAGACGGAAAAAGGTTGCTCGACATTTCTGGGAGCAACCTTACCGTAAAAGTCAAGAAATAACTTACTTATCCTGACCGGCCTTTTTCTTCTTGGCCAGTAGACGCCTCGCCTCTCGGATAGCGTTCTCCTCGCTGATGCCTTCCTTGTCAACCAGCTGCTTGGCGAGGGTCTCGATCTCGGCGTCAGTATACGGGTCAACCTTGTCAAGGGCGTCAACTGCCGAATCGATATCGCTGTGCTCGATGCCGAGGTTACCGCTAGCTTCCTCGCGCTGACGCTTCTCCTCACGTTCAATGACACCGGCATACTCGTCAATGTTGACGCACGTATGGAGGATGTTCTCATTGAGCGAAGTGAACTTGATGTACTTGGACTTCTTCTTGAGGTCGGTGACCTCTTGCATGAAGGCTCGGCTGACGATCTGTCCCAGATAGTAGTACGGGTCCTTGTTCTTGGAGTTCTCGGCCATCTTGTTCGGGTCGAACGAGTGGCAGTACTTCAGCGCACAGAACTGGGCGCGTGCGTACATCTCTTCCTTCCATGAATCGGTATACTTACGCCAGGACATCATGCCGGCGGTCTTCTTGATGACAACTTGAATAGCGGTCGCGAGGTCATCGGATACCGGGTATCCCTTTCCGTACAGAGCGACATCGCGCTTATGTTCGAGGAGCAATTTAGTCAGATAGTCCTTGTCAATCTTGTCGTACTTCATCGAGGCGACTGTCTGGCGCCCCTTCTCGTCAAACACCGCAGGGTTGGCCGGCCGCTTCTTCGGGCCGTTAATGTTACGATTAGCCATTACACACCTAAAGTGGAATCTGTCCAGTAAATTAGTTCAAATCAGCAAGAAACGGCATTGATGTTCCATGTGACCTTGGCGCCGGTCGGGAATACCTCGTCTTCGTCAAGCCCACCGTCTACCAACGATTCGTCACCGGCATCCAACGCAGCGATACCGACCTGGAGCATACCGTCCTCATAGTCTGAACGGTTCACGATCTTGTCGAAACTGTACATCGCACACGGCATGGTTTGGTCATACGTGTAATGAGCGACACTTTCCTCGTTAAACTGCAAGTCAAATAACGTATAGTCAGCCGCATTCTCGTAATGGGGATTACGGATGTCGATAGTTACGTGAATCTTCGTCTGTTCAAATCCTTCCGGTATCTCAATAGGCGGAAATACCATTCCGGCCTTACTATCTTCATCAATAGATTCAGTACCACTGGTCTGCGCATTGAAATGCGGATAATTCGCTACGTACAGGAACCCATTCTCGTCGAGCTTGATGGTCTCGTCGTCAACCATGACATAAATCGGCTTTTCGTCGTCGTCCTCGTCGAAAGCTAGACCGCCCTTGTCTTTCAACTTGACAAACGCGTTTACCTTGGCATACAGCTTTCCGTCACCATTTACGCCAAGCGTCGTCTCGTCGTATTCGAGAGTAATAATTCCGTCTTTATTTACTCGGATTACGCCTCGTCCACCGCCTCTGTAGCCAGTACCGTCACACGCATCGCACTTGAAACAGGTAATATTGTCGTCAATGTCGCAGTCGTCACACGGCACCATGACGTAACCATTCTGCTGGCACTGGTCACACGGACCGTGATGGCCAGTTCCGTGGCATTTCGGGCACGGCTTGCAGTTAACTTGGCCGGTACCCTTGCACCGAGTACAGATTGCCTCGCCGGTTCCGTTACAAGCGGAGCACGAGACCTTCTTGAGATGCCCAGTGCCATTACATACACTGCACTCCTCGTCGGTCACATGGTCGACGTCGGCTTCTCCCCTCGGATACGGAAGCCTTACAGTAACTTGCTTTCCGTTCTTGTCAAGACACGTTATCGGAAGCCACGTTATACTGCGGTCTTCCTTGGTGCCCTCGCGAGGCTTCAGCTGAATAATCTTGGTTAAGTCGTATAGTGTAGTTGCCATTCTATGTCCTCAATCCCTTGTGGTCATCGGTTCCGATGATATAGATGCCTGTATCGGTATCTCCGGTTTCCTCGTTTGTAATTTCAGTATCGTCGTCAGTACGTAGTGCACGCATGATTTCATAACGCACGCAATCGGAATCATACTTGTTGTACTCGTCCACGAACTGCGACTTAGTCATCACGGTGTTATAGTATGCTACACCGAAGATATGCGGTACACCGACAAGATATCCTTCCGGATCACGTCCAGTGCCGTTACAGTATGTACAAGTATTCCCATCAATCTCTCCGGTCCCATCGCATATGGTACACATATCGCCAATTGCGAGAACTTCCTTCTCGGCATCCTCCATGTCCGCGCAGGTTACGCGATGGGCATGCTCATGCTCGTATGGCAGATAGTGTGCAAACAAGCTCGTGGTACATGATATACGCCAAATCTGGTGCAACGCGAAATCATTATCAAGAATTCCATGACGCACTGTGGCCGGATCCAGGTCATGCCCGGTTCCGTTACAATACATACAATCCTCGCCGTCAATCTTACCGGTACCGCGACAGTTTATGCAAGGTGACACGAAATCCCACTTGTCGTCAAACATCGAGAACGCTTCGGCCGGTGACTCAATTGCACCAGCAACTACACCGCCGTTCTCGGTAAACCAGTAATCTTCGTTCACGTCCACCATGGCCTCGGTAGCCTTCGCGTCAACGAACAGGTGGTATACATAGTAGTGCATGCCGGTAGTCTGCGTACCGGAACCTATGTAGGCATATAGATGCCAGCCGTCTGTCTCATGACGCCAGAACTTTATCGTAAACCCATTACGGTCGTTGCTATTCGTATAATCCTTCGGCATACGAATCGTATAAACCCTCGGGAAATCGCAGTATGTCGTACACGCCGGAGACTGGTAGCATACCGGGTCTGGAATATACTGCCGGTGTTCAACCAAGCCAAGCCCGAAATCGACGTCGATGTCATCGTTAGGCTTAGTACAGTCCTCCTTGACCGGGTCTCCTGGAGTACGCCAACGGTTACCGATAAGCGCGTCCTCTTCGCCAACCTTGACGACATACTCAGTAATCTTGACCTGGTTCTCCACGGTATTTGGCACGATAGATGCACCGCCGCACAGAATCTTCACCGTCCGGCGCAGATGGTGCATGTAGCACGACGGCATCAGTAAGAAATAGTCAATGTAGAACGTCCCGCCGCAATCACAGAAATCAATATTGTTCTGGGCGACAATGCTATTCGTCATGTCAACATTGATACCGTCCAGACCGTCTTGGTCAACATCTCCAAGCTTAACCCAGTCACCGCACGCAACCAAGTATATACCGTCAGTACCGTCCTTCTGGTTATACAGAGCGACAACGTTACCCGGATCAACACGATAGTTGCATATGGTACGCGACCCGCACTTGTACGGTACATCATCGCCACACACATAGTCTACAGGATAGCTCGCGCGTGCACCAAGGTCGACAAGCACTGTCTCGTCAACCGGCATCGGCCCCGCATTCTGTGCACACCTTATCTTACATAGAGAAACCCATTCCTCCGGCTGCACTACCCACAATCCATTGTGCGAGAAATCGTATTGGTTTTCCAGCATTACAATATCGCCGCCTGTAAGCTGGACACCGTCAAGTTCCAGCAATCCATACAGTTCCGGCAAGTTCTCCCTATAAGTAAGCAACGGCGCGTCGGACTCTCCGTTATTAAATCCATACCAGTCGCCTGGGTCGGCAACCCATAGGCCGTTCTCGCTCTCTACGAACTGTCCGGCCAGCCACACGACGTCACCGGCACGCAACTGCACCCCGTTCAGCTTCAGCAATCCAGCCCTGTGAACCAGATTCTTGTTGTACTTGACGCGAACCATCGTATAGAAATACTGGTCACAGTTCATTCGATCGACTCGCATGTAGACAGTATCGCCAAAGCGCGGATCCAATTCCGGATTCTGTATTGCATTACCGAACTCGTCGGTAGTATCGTAGACCATGCTCATCGTGCCGGTCTCGTAGCAAGCCTTCTCGCGAGTAACCGCCTCGGTAGAATACGCTTGCATGGCGTCGGTATCGCTGTCATACTTATATCGTATCAGCGCAGAACTGTTCTCCGAACACGGCTCGTCGCCATAGCCGAAATTCAATACATACTGGGAGCAAGGTTCCGTTCCGTCACCGTCTTGAGCAAGCATACCGGGAAACACCGTGAACGACGCCGTACCAACGCCGTCTTCGTCAATCGCAAATGAAATATCGGCCGGAAGCACTACATAGTCCGTCTCGCCATTCGACAGGATGACGGACAGTCCGTCAGTCATATTATGTCCGTGGATTACTACTCCGGCACTATCAGTAACCTTAGAAGCCAAATTCTCTATATAGTCGACTGTCGGCGAATCCGCATAGGCCGTGGCATATACGGTCATGTCACGGCTGACGTACTTTACGTCAAACTCGCTATACTCTTCGGTAGTATAGTCGGTATACCCGATGACAAACGAAAGAGGCAACTTTCGGAAGTTTTCGCCTTCCTGCCGGTCAATCTTAGGAAACTCAAGTATGACGTTGTCTTCACCGTCCAGCACCAACGCACATCCGCTGTAGGAACCGCCGATAGACGCGAGTTCCACCGAACGTATCATAGTCGCGTCCAATCCGTCACTGTCCTTAGCCTCTTCCAGATAGACTCGTGAACTGTATCCGTCGATACCGAACGGAAAGGTATACCTAGAAAGCTTCAATGACGGAAAGTCCATAACTACTGTCCTTCAGCCTTACCGCCGGAAGGATCCGGCTTGATGGCTAGCTTCTTGATTGTTTCGGCCCAGTTACGGAGCGTCTCAACTAGGTTCTTAGACCTTTCACGCATCCGTTCAACGTAGTTCGCACGGAACTCGGGCATCCATTCTTGTGGATTTTCAAGCGATACACAGAGGTTGTTGATGTAGTTGATCATCTGGTCGGTATTGATCGCAGCTCCAATAACCGAGTCCTTCCATCCTTCCTCGACCTCGGTCTTGTAGGAGGACATCTCCTTGACCCTCTTGACTGCCTCGCTCTCGTTAATTCCCGCCTTGATCTTACGGTTCGCCTCGTTGTACGCGTCAAGGTTCTTCTTGTAGGCGGTCATGAACTCTTGTGAACCGTCCATTCCCTCCATTGCCTGGTGCGGAACGAAATATCCGTTCGGCGCCGGTGCTTGAGCCGGCTGCTGGTACTGCGGTTGCTGATAGTATCCGTTGGGCTGCGGATAGCCATTATTCGGATACTGCGCATACTGCTGTGGCTGTTGGACCGGTTGCTGTTGCATCTGTCCGCGTGGCGCGATTGTTGAATAGCCTTGACTCATATTTCCTCTTTTACATGCCTAGTTTATAGGTTTCTGGGTCTCCACTACAAATTACATCAAAAAGAACCCGACCAATGGCCGGGTTCCTTTAGCTCAAAAAAAAAGACTGTTAAGCAAACTTTCCGAGACCGAGACTTTCAAACGCTTGCACGTTTGACATAGCTTCGGCAATATCGGAAGCGTCGTCGGTGACGACCTCATTCAAGTCCATGTTGTTAATGTCCTCAAGCAAGGTATCCATGCCAGTAGCGAGGTTCGCACGCTGTGGCTTCAGACCCTTGGTCAAGGCCTCCAGCTTAGGAGCCGGCTTTACTGGAGCCTTCTCGTTGCACTCGAACATGCCGTCAATGTCCTTCACGGATTCAAGCTTGTTCTCACGGTCAAGTTCGTCGTCAATATCCTTCAAGGCATTAACGACATTGTCCATGTTTAGCTTGCCGTCGCGTTCCGGATCAACGTCCAGCATGTAGAGGTCATTAGACGAACCGTCGATGAACTTCATGATGGAGTCGGACGTGATGTCTCGGACATCGTAGTTGACAAAGTGAGCCATCACTGCCTGTACGACATCCGGCTTCATGCCCTGTACCAGACGCATGATGTAGGACTTCTTCTCAGCGTTGTTCAACTTGTCCTTCAACGCCTCGCGCTCGGCATAGGCAGTCTTCAGCTTTGCATTTGCTTCGGCCAGACGGTCGCGGAGTTTCTTGGTCTCCTCGGACGTAGTACCGTTAACACTGATAGAGATACCCACGCTCTCAAGACAAGCTGACATGGCGCACAGCACCTTGTACATCTTGTCATTAATTGCGTTGTCCTTTATCTTCGCAACATTTTCCTGGATAGCCTCGGCTATCATCTTGTCAGCCTTGTCCGACACTACGGAAAGCATCTTGTCGACTTGCTTGCGCTGCTTGTCTGTACCGACGGACTCGAGTTCGGCCTTTGACGCCGACTCGATCTTGGCAACAATCTCCGGAGACAAGCCGGAAAGCTCTTCCTCTGTCAGAACTGAACTCAATTCCATGGGTCAAAACCTCTCAGCGCTGAAATTAGTCCACTCTTATTATAAATACCAAAACCTTCTACGATATTCGCATAGTTGTTACGGATTTCCTTGCCGTACCTGTCCATGATATCGGTGACAGACTCAACCAGCGGTCGCGGTCCGTTCGCCGACTCAACAATGGCATTGCCAGAATTCTCGACAGATTCCTGCCTTGCAGTAAAGATGGCCGGCTGGCCGAACGACGGGTTACCTACAACATCAATAGTAATCATAGTGTAGTCGTCAGCAATTTCCTCATGGTCGCCAACGTTGATCGTGCTTCCGGCACCACGAAGGGAGAAACCTGGATGGAAGCCTCCACGGATAAGGCCGGCGAGCTGCTTGCCGTCACGTGTCTCTTCCATCACCACCATGCGCACCTTCAAATCATTGCCCTCCATGTGCATTTCTTCGACAAGAGCGCAGATGCTGTGCAAGTCCATCTCGAAAATCGGATAGTCCTTGGCGTTTCCGGTAGAGTCAAGACGCGGGTGGTTCATCGATGCAGCCAAACGTCCCATCCGGACCATGTCCCTGTTAAGACGGTTCATCTCACGCTCGATAATGCGCTTGGGGTATGCACGGTTATTGATGCCAGGAATGTCGCACTGGATGGCGGTTCCCTCGATAATCAGTCGCTTGACAGGATTGCCGAACACGTCCTTGCGGTCTACCATCGCCGCACTAGAACCCTCATATATAGCGTCGCCGTATATCTGATTAGTTGCCATATAACGCCTTCCCCTCGTTGCTGATAGATTCCATGACCGCCTTGGAAGCGTTCTCCAGCTCGACAGACATGCACGATTCGAAATACGCGGTGACTATCTTTTTGACGGTAGCCTCGTCGTCGTTCAAAATCCCTGTCAATAGCTGTTTCGTGTCCTTGGTATTCATCAAATTACTACCGCTCGGTTATCGAGTAGTTTATATGAGCGTTGATAAATTGTTGATTATCATACAAGAAAAAACGCCGGTTTCCCGGCGTTTTAACATCACAGAAAAAATTTACAAAAAGAAAGCGACGAATTACTTCGTCGCTCTCTTATTCCCTTGCTTACTCAGCCAGCAACCGATTACCAGTTGTTGTCTTCGTAGGAGAGGCCACCCGGCACGTTCACCAGACCATTCGGCACAGTCTCGTAAGACAGGCCAGCCTGGAGAGAGGCGCCACCGATGGAGCCGTTAGACTGCCACGGCATCTGTTCCAGGTCAATGCCCGTAATGACGGAGTTGACATTGGCGAAGTGGATGATGCGGTAGAACTGACCAGCGCCGAGCAAGTTCGCTACGATAGCGTAGCGAGACTTGACGATGAGACGCGGAGAACCATCTTCTTGACCCGCAGTCTTGCAGAAGATGTAAGGGATATATGGCATCATGATGATACCAGATTCACCCTGGCGGGAACCCTTGTAACCGATAAGGGCGTACGAAGCGTTCGCGTAGATGTCCTGGTACAGCTTGATGTTGCCGTTGAGGAGGGCACCAGCATCGGCCACACCACCGCTCGGCTGCACAGCAGCGTCGGTCTGGAGGTAGGTCGGCGTGTAGATACCGTTGTTGAGAGTAGCAACTGCGGCAGCGATGTCCGGAGACACGATGGCGAAGTTACCGCAACCCATACGGGTCGTAAGAGCAATCTTACGAGACACGGCGATGATGGTGTTCACGATACCACCGGCGATGCGTTCAGCAGCCCAGCGACCCATACCAGCGTTGAGGCGGTTCGGATCAGCGAGATCCATCTGGATAGCAGCTTCACCACCGAGAGCCGGGGTCTGAGCCACGAGGGCCATAGCCTGGAGAATCTCACGGTCGATGTTCTGCTGGATTTCGAACTGGAGACCTTCGAGGAGAAGGGCTTCAACGTCCTGACCGTGAGCGGCGGCCATATCCTGCTGGAGTTCGATGGTGTAGTGAGACTTGATGGCGCGAGTACCGACGCGGATAGCACCGGAAATCACCTTGATGGAAGCCTTCTTGATGTTGAAGGAGTACTGACCGTACTGGTCGTCGCCAGCAAGGTAAGAGCCACCGAAGTTGTTGTAGATGAGGCCCGGTTCCTTCGGGTCGAAGGTGTTGCCGTTAGCGGAAGCGCCGTTAACGCCAGTGCCTTCCATGTAGTTGGAAAGCATTTCGCCCATGCCGGTAGTCCAGGGGTTGAAAGTGCCAGCGAAGCCGGTATGGTCAGCCACGAGGTCGTAGCCGATTTCCTGCTTCTGACCCTGACGGAAGGCAGTGGTCTTCAGCGGTTCGTTATCGTAGAGGTAACGGAGAGCGAAGTAGATACCCTGCGGGGTCGTGGTCGGGATAACCGTAACCGTGTTCATCGCGAGCAGTTCGGGGAACTGACGACGAATCATCGGGAGAGCGTACTGCTGATACTGGGCAACGTCAGCGGAGACGTTGGCGGATTCGAGCATAGCGCCACGGTTGACCTTGTTCTGGTTTTCGAGAAGGGTAGCGATAACGCTAGCTTCTGCACGAGTGCGAATAGGACGACCAAGGTTGGATTCAAGAATGGTGCGCCACTTATTCGTGAGGTTCTTTTTCTGAAGAGTCTGCATATAAGTAGTCCTTCTGTTGGTTGTTTCGTTTCCCACACGAGTGGGAGGGATCTGCCCTCTCGGCAGCACCAACGGTACCACTCTGATAGGCGTTTCTTGATATAATGTTTAGTCGCAGCGAAAAAGCAGCGAAAAAAAGGTGCCAAAACCTACATTGAAACGCATCAAGGATGTAATTTAGGGGTAAAAAGGCTGTTTTATGGACCCAATTAACGTATTATCGCTGTGTGACGGCATGAGTTGCGGACACATCGCGCTGAAAGAACTTAACATCCCCGTCGGAAATTACTATGCATCCGAGATCGACAAGAACTCGATGAAGGTCACCATGACCAACTTTCCGGAAACCGTCCAGCTGGGCGACGTGAACAATATCAATCCGGAGGAACTGGCCAGGAAACTACCGAAAATCGACATCGTCATGTTCGGTAGCCCTTGCCGTAGCCTGAGCAAGGCCACCGCCGGTCGCGAGCAGTACAACAACGGCCTGAAGGGTATTTCCGGCTTGTTCTTCCAGTGCAACGAGATTTTGAAAGCGGTGAAGGCGTTCAACAATCCGGACGTGAAGTTCCTGGTGGAGAACGTGGACTCCAACAACAAGGCCGACCTGAAGGTTATTTCCGACGAGCTCGGCGTGGAGCCGGTGTGCATCAACAGCTCGCACTTCTCCGCCCAAGACAGGAAGCGCCTCTACTGGACAAACATTTCGGTGTCCGGCGACTTGCCGGAAAACGAAAGCGTGCTGGGCGACGTGCTGGAGACCGGCGTGGACGAAAAGTTCTTCTTCAAGGAGGACTACGAACTTCTCGGGAACGACAAGCGAGTCATGGCCACACTTCACATCAACGGTCACGACATACTGAAACGAGTATATAACCGGTCGTTCAAGGCGCCCACACTGACCAGTTGCCGTGGCGGTAACCGCCAAGTGAAGGTAATGGACGGCGGCCGGGTCCGGAGACTGACTCCGATGGAGTACCGTCGTCTACAGACTATACCGGACTGGGTTCAGATGCCGGTCGCGAACTCGCATATCTATAACATGCTCGGTGACGGGTGGACAATCCGCACCATAGAATTCATCCTCTCCGGAATGTTCAAATAAGAAAAAGGTGGCCGACAAGCCACCTTTTCTATTACATACCAGGCATTCCACCGGGGGCTCCACCACCTTCGCCTTCGCCTCCGCCTTCGTCGCCACCGCTTTCGCCGGATTCTTCCTTCTTCTCTTCGATGCACCATGCCTTGTTGAGGTTGTACTGCTCGTCATTGAGACGGAGACCCCAGCGCAACGCCGCCTGCTTGGACAGTGCACCGTTCGGGTTCTCCTTGGAAGAAACGTGTTTCATCATGGAGTCAAACACGGCCAGCTTGGTAGTCCACACTTCAGAGTCAATGAAGTTCTGGAAACCGTTGGACTTGCGGAAACGGACTGTATAGAATTCTTGGAGCTTGATGGAGTCGTCGATTGTCTTGTCGGTGTTCAGCACCATCACGAAGAGACGGATCAGTATCGTCTCGAACGGAGTCTGGTAACGCTGGACTAGACGAGCGAAGGACACTTCGGCTTGGGTAACTTCACCAATCTTGCCTTGAGAGTAGTTCTGCGAGTCACCGGCAAGCGCGGTAATACGTCCCGGAGGAACCATCAAGGAGTTCACTAGGTTGCGCTTGAAGAACTTCAAGTCATCGATGTTGCCGAGTTCAGCACCGCCCTGCATACGTTCAAGGCTAGAACCGGTACGACCGTTACCGACACCAATAACAAAGTGTTCGGTAAGGCCAGGAGCAGAACCGAAGTTTGTGACTTCACCGGTCATAGAGTTATAGTCAAGACGACGAGAGAAGATCTTCGCCTGGTCTTTCATGAACTTTTCTGCGGTAGCCTTCGGCATACCGGAAACGTCCACCTTCAAGACCAGCTTTTCGGAACCCCACAGCACACGATACATGACAACGGAGTCCTCAATCGTGTTCAACTGGTTATACGGCTTCATCGCCGGTTCGAGAATCGAACGAGGGTCGTTGATACCGCCGGGACCAGTCATTCCTAGCGAAGAATAGAGAATCTGGTTCGGAGAAAAATCAATATAGTTCTTGCCATTATTCTGTGAAGCAAGAGCGCCTGTCAGCATCTGTCTGTAGCCGATAATCAAGTTATCCTGCACGATGATTATCATGTGCTCTTCAGGCAACATGTTCACGCCTTCAATCTGGCCAGTAGTCGGATCATACAGCACTTCGAAGAAGATACGGCCACGTGTCAGTAGGTACTTCATGTAGTCCCAACCGTCTTGGTGGAACTTCATGATACGTCGTAGTACAGTCTGCCTGAATATCTTGCCGAGTTTCTTTCTTACCGGGTCACCGATAGCGGCATCGTGGTCTATATCAAGCGAACAGATTTCGTCGACGTCGTCCTTGTAGACACCCTCGTTGCAAATCTGGATCAAAGATTCGTTAACCTCGGAACGAGACGCCACCGTATCGTACTTCCTAGCACGTTCTTGGTTCTTCTTCCAGTACAGTTGTGCTTGGTTCTCGGCAATGGCGTTCTGAATCTTATCCGGGTCAAGCTTGGTAGCGCCGCTGATACCGAGCGCCGGCATGTACATGCTGAAGCCGTCAACGGAAGAACCGTCCGGAGCAAGCATCTGGTTGACACCCTGGCCGACCACGTTTCTGGACGCGCGAATTTGGCGGACGATATCACCACGGTTGAACACTCGGTCGAAAATCGCACCGCGCTCGTTGGCCGTACCATAGTCACGCACATGGCTCAGCAACCTGGTAGCGATATTGTCCTTTTCGTCTGTTTTCTTTACTAGCATACTAACCTACCAGCTTAAAATTACACCATTATAATCAACAGTAAACTTAGGAGACCGCGATGCCACGTAAAAGTCACGCAATTCCTTGTTCTTTATATTTTTTGACAATAGACGCTTATTCATCGTCGCACATGAGGCGATATACATGAAGTCATCGGCGTCCACCTTGAAACAGGGGACTCCGTTAAATTTTATCGAGCTATCCGCCATAGGTCGCCAGTGTCCTCCATGATTCTGCCTCGTTGTTTACGTCGGCCGTATTCTTGTTGAAAATTGTATCGTTTGCTGTAACCAGAGCCTTCGCTATACGGACGGCCAGCATATAACCTTCCGGTTTCACGTTCGCGTAGTCAATTACCCGTCCTTTCTTCAGGAAATCGACAATATCCTTGTAGGAGCCGACCGACCTGATATTGAACGTGCCCTCTACATGGTCAAGCACTGTATGGTCGAAATCCATCACGTTCTCGCTGGCTACCGTACCATTGTTGATGATGCATTCCAGAAGAAACTGTGCACACGTGAAAGCACGCTGCATACGCATTTCCATGGTCATGCCAGACTCATCGGCTTCTGGCTGCATGCGACCCTCGCCACGATTCTCTGACGGTAGGTACGAAATCTCCTCGACTAGTCCGATGACTTTACGGTAAACTGGCACATTCTTGACGAGGTCCATCTGGTTCATCAGAACCAGGGAGTCTATTCCGTCAAACACGCTCGGCAACCGGTCAACTTCTTGTCCAAGGGAGGACTTGATGAACGCTATCAGCTTGTCAAGACTAGTATAGGCCCACTTGCCATTATCGGAGATATGACCGGTATCCGCTCCATTCTCGTCAATCATGTGCGTTCCGAATGCGTCAGTGCTTTCCACCGGTTCACGCAGTCGCTTTACGAGGTATGCGTACACCGCGTTATCAAACTCCTGTTTCTTTGCTTTATATATGTCGGCCATGCCTACCTCCCTATGCCATCGTCTGGTCATGGACATAGACCAGGTCCCAGGTGCTCTTGTTCTTTAAGTTTTCGTTAGTAATTGCGCAATCGACGCTAGGCATCACGGAGCCACTACCGAATCCCTCCGGATGCGGATGGTCATTCCCTTGCCATACCTCGATATGAAACGCCGGGTCTTTCACCTTCGGTCCGCCGAACTTTTCCGGGCACATGTACTGCTTCAAGTAATGGTTGTTATATGCGTCGACACACGCAATGTGCAGCTTTCTCAACTGGGCATCGGTATACTTGAAAGCCCACTGAGTACCGTTCGGTGCGATATCAACTGCCTGAATCTGTTTTGGGTCATAGCCATGATTGGAAATAGCGACATTTTGCGACTGATACTCGTTAATCTTGTCTTCCATTTCCTTCTTGACACGAGTCTGTATCGCGGTATCTTTAATTGCCAAACACTTTCCGCCGTTCACTTCCTTTGAGCGTTGAGTATAAATATCATTTACCTCGCGACCAGCCTTCTTTCTAGACGTCGCGATACCGCCATTATTGGCTTGACGCTCATCGAACATGACGCGTGCTTGAGCCTCGCCGTCACGATATATAGAACTGATGGAGACACCGGGAAGTCCCGCCTTAGACAGGATATACTTGATAGTACCCAACGTGACGTCAGACAATTCTCCCTTGGCGGTCTTCTGCACAATAATCTTAAAATTCTCGTCAGACAACGGAATAGTGGAATTCTTGTTCTGGTGTACCTTGATGGTAGCTTTCATCAGCTCACCGAACCCACGGTCACGCATAGCATTGGCGCCAAGGTCCGGAGGAACTGTGACATCGCCAAACTTCATTGTTGGCATACCCAGGAATCCGTAAATTAGGTTCGCCTCGGCGACACGTTGCTTACGCAAGAGTTCCTTGTTGGGCTGTGTATCGTACGTCAAGTGAGATAGGATATCGGCGACCAATGCGAAATGCAGATTCGCATTATGGTTATCCAGCGGAACACCGTTATTTTCGGTACTCCATCCGTAACCTGTAGCAGTCTGCTTGTTATTCTTATCGTCCAGATAAGTCATGCCCGGCATAAGAAACAGTGCAGTCGGCTTGCTACGACCGGTCTTGTAAGCCATTCCTGTATTGACACAATACGAGATAAATCCGGCCTCGGGGCAGACCTTTGGATCGACCGCAAATCCGTTAGTACGTATAAAGCTACATATAGCCGTCTTTACCGGACTGGGACACGAGTTGTGGGCCACGCAACCCCAATGCAGGTAAGCCCAGTTATCGGAATTGGTAATGGCTCCCCAGAGTGTCAACTGTATATACCGGAAATATGCCAGACGCATCTGTATTTCATTTAGCGTAAACAGTTTGTCTAGTTCAGTAAGGTCAGTATACTGTTTGTCAACGAGCTCGACCATCCGCTTATAGTCACTGACAGAAATACCACCGATGGCATCACCGGCAGGCAATCCGTTCTCGTCCGTGTCTGGAACGGAAAAGATCAGTTTAAGTATACGCGCACTTGCCGGGCCCATGTTCAGCTTGATTCCGGCACCAATCGCAATGGAACCGTCGTCAGCTTCGTAGTAGTTTGGTGACTTGATTGGCTCGTAGTCATACAAAAATGTCCAGTCTGCCGGAAATGAGCCAAACGGGAAACCTATAGAAAGGTCAATGGGAATTCCGGGAAAATTAAATGATATCGGCGGAAGGATATCCGGGTCAAAGGAAAATCCACCCATGAGTATTGCAGTCAACTGACCCATAGACTGCCTAGCGCTTTCAGATGCACCGCCGGTAAGAGAGCCCAATGCACCGCTGACTACGTTCATTTCGGCGGCGCTCTTTGTTGCGTTGATATCCAATTTACCAATGATCGTATCAATGGTGGGACATACTATACCATCAGTATCGTTATTCAGTACCTCGTTAAACATTTCAGCAATGGCGTTGCACAAGTCAGAAATACGGTGCTGGTTATACTCAGGTACTTGGGCACGTTGCCAGTCGGTCAGTCCGTTATTTTCGTCGTCAACATCGTAGAAACCGTGGGAGTTCATTATCTTGTAGAACTGCCCCTCCTTTCCCTTGGCCTTCTCAATAGCCCCGTTTACGGCTTTCTGTAACTTGCCGGCAAAATGTCCATTATTCATAGCATGTGCAGTTTATCGGTTCATGCATGAAATTAGCCCATTATAGACAAAAAAAGAAGACCGCCACTTGCGTGACGGCCTTCCCTTAACCAGGAGATTTATGGAATTAAGCTCCCTTGACCTCGTTCACGATAGCGTCAAGCTTCTGATCCAGTTCCTTAGATGCCTTAGAGGCTTCTTGAGACTTCTGGACACCCTCGAGAATAGAGTTCAGTTTAGCGGTGAACTTGTTTTCAGCAGAGACCTTGGCGGCGGCACTTTCTACCATCGCGTTAATCTTGGCCTGCTTCTTGTCAACCGTCTGCACCGGCTTCTTGACGGCAACGCTTTCAAGGATACTGTTCAGTTTGCTGTCCAGAGTCTTAGCGGACTTCTGCTTAGCCTCAAAGGCAGCAATCACCTTGTCAGCATCCGCTTGCACGGACGACTTCTTGGATGTTTCAAGCATACTGTCAATCTTGGCCATCGTAGACTCAAAGACGGACTTAGCGGCTTGCTTCTTATTATCCTTGTCATACACCGCATTAGCCATAGATTCCAAAGCTGCCTGCTTCTTGGATTCCTTGGCATAATTAGCAACAATGGACTCGGTCACGATAGACTTACGGAGATTGGAAACAACGCCGTCAAGCTTCGCCAACACGTTTTCGCGTTCGCGATTGTCGTTGTATGACTCCAAGATGGTCTTGGCCTTATCAGCAGCCATCTTCATCTTGGCTTCGTTAACGATAGACTCAACTTGGGCTTCCATAGAACGATTGTCGCTAGAGGTGATTGCTTCACCGGACGGTTCTTCTGTTGTTTCTTCTGAAGATTCAGTACCCAAATCAGTAGTCGCCGCAGTCTCGCCTTCCGTTTCGGCGGCAGTAGCAACTGCATCCGCTTCAGCCGGTTGTTCAGTCGGTTCAGTTCCTTCAGTCATTTCCACGAGACCCTTAGCCTTGGTAGCAATCGCTTCAAAGTTAAAGTCCTCGTCGCTGTCCTCTTCAGAACCCTTGTCTTCACCTTCATCAGTCAACGATTCGGTATCATCCGTCTTGTCGGAGTCAAGGTCGGCGTCCTTATCAAGGTCGTCCTCGGAGTCAAGGAAACTGTCTAGGTCGCTATCGGCAGAGTCACCTTCGGCAGCCGGTTCGCCCTCGCCTTCGGCATCAGTAAAACCATCGGCGTCGTCAGAACCAGCAAATCCATCCTCATCACCGAGAGGAGCCTCGCCACCTTCAGCATCAAGGCTATCGTTGATGTCGCCGAGATTGTCGGCATCCGGCATATCGGCAAGAGGGTCTGCACCAGGTTCCGGACCAATGTCAGGAAGCGGTTCCGGGTTCGGTTCGAGAGACGGTTCAGCAGTCGGGTCAATCGGTTCCATCGGAGGAATACCGCCGTCAACCGGATTCATACCAGCGTCCGCACCAGCATCGCCAGTCTTGGCAATATCTTGGGCAACCGTACCGTTCGGAAGAGCGTCGGAGACGTTCTGCTGCTGTTGAGCCTGGACTGCATGGTCAATGGTCTGCTGGATGAACGAACGGACATCACCAGTAATATGATTGTTCATCTGAATCACCGCAGAGATGCCGGTAATGTCAGCGGCAGTGATACCACCGTCCGGCAACTTGGCTGCTTCCTTGGCGAACTCGTCCACGACGAACTTCTGGGTCTGCTTGTCCTGCAAGTCATCGCCCTCGCTCATGAAATTCTCACCGTATTCCATGGGTTCGTTGCTCGGGTTCACTTCGAGCATGTCCTCAAAAGACTTGGGGGTGTCATCTTCAGCCTGAGGCAATCCCAGGTCCAGCTGGCTCCCGAAAGATTCAAACTGGCTAACGGCGTCATCTAGCGCGAAGATGTCTTGCATAGCCTTCTGTTGGAGTGTTTCTGTCTGCATATTGAAAGTCCTTTCATTGAGCCAGTCCGGCCCGAGTTTTCGAATAGTTTATACAGTGGTCACACTTTCTAATTTTCGTCATATTCAATTTCTATATCCGGGACGCAGAAGCCAGGGTCGGCCTGTCCGCCAACCTCAAGCTGGAGGTACACATAGTCGGTCTCGCCGGCCTGCATCGGATTATAAATACCTCCGTCTACACGGCAAAGGTTGTAGGTTCCGCACATGCACATTGGCGCATTATGAACGAAACTGCCCATCTCCGGCGCAGTAACGCACTGGTAGGCGCCAATCTTCTTACCGGCCTTGAGCACCCTTTCCGGATCAACGTAGATGATTTCGTCATCGGTAGACCCGTATTCCACCACAACACCGTCCACCACGACATCGTCAACGAAATTCGCTATAGGAGAGAACGGATTTCCGATAAAGCGCAACGGACAAGATGCACCAGACCGATTACGGAATGCATATATATGGTTCAAATCGAACGTCAGCATGGGCCGGCGAACGCCATTAATCTCGAAACCGGTATGGCCAAAATTGTCGTTCTTTGCGCAGACGTCAAACTTAACAAGAGGCTTGCCTACCGTCTTGAACGGGGACTCAGCGTCCTCTACCGTAACGACGCCGGTATACGGGTCCATGCTTGTCGTATGCCATTCGGTCGGTACATATGACGGGTTAAGGCATTCCTCGGCGCAGTATGTACCCGGCTTACCGTTGTACATGTAGACGACTTGGATTACGCCTCCAGTACCGAAATTGGTACCGTGGTCGTCATACGGACGCTTGTAGATGAGGCCAGACGGATAGTCACGAATCAAGTCGAGCCCGTTCTTCTTGTCAAGGACGACAAGGCAAACCGTATTGTAATCGGGAGTACCGTCGTCCTTCGCCGGGTTGAACACGTAGTTCTTGCCCTTTTCTGTCTGGTCAATCGGCAACTGTTCCTCACCTGGCTTCAGCTCGCAAGTAGACTCAACAAAGTCAATAAAGCGAGTGACTCCAAGATTCTTCGTATAGGAAACGTTATGGAACGTATAGATGACCGTATCGTCAGCGTTCACGCGAGTAGCGGCAGTAATTACCGGCTGGCGTTCGCCGTCAATATAGATGAGGTTACCGTAACCGCAGTCCTTGTAGTCAACGTTGTAGTCAGTCTTGCTGAGCCTCGGGTCCGGAACCTGGCCGTACAGACCGGCCACTGTCAGATAGAATGGATATTCCTTGGAATAGTTCCAGATGTCATTGAGCGCGATCTGTGATTTCTGGTTTGTCGGTCGGCTATAGGAGATAGAGTTGCCTATGTAGAGTTTCGCGGCAGTGGGTGAAGTCGGTTTCTCGCCTACGGGATAGAGTCGGATATTGCTGAGCTGGACATCTGGAGCTTTGATAAGGTGAATCTTGAAAACGCTTTCCATGGAATACGAGTAGCATTCCGGATTGTCCGGACGGTAGATGCAATACGTATTCGCCTCGGACGCATCGTCAGCCGGGATTGTATGGCCAGTCCCTTCCAGAGCGGCGGAACTATAGACAGACGGCACACAGGTATCGACTCGTTTCAATCCGATAGAGGACACTGGCGTGCCAAAGTCGCCATCCTTTCCAGTATATTTCTTAATGAGCAAACGTGCGGACATAGACCACCGAGGGTATTTGTTCGCAGTTTATCAGTTCGTCATCGGCTGAACATGTCGTTTGCTTGGGTCATGCTACCCTTCATAATGAGCTTGTAGAGCTGTTCGGTAGTCATGTTATTGGGGGCTATCGTGACATTGATATGTTCCTTGGTCAGGCTTGCCTTTCTGACGCCGGACATTTCAGCATTTGACACCACCTTTTCAAAGACATCACCACCATAAACACCATAAATCTGTTCATCGGGGACGGTAAATATAGCCTTGACATTTTCCGTGTCTATCAAGTCTTGCCCAACAATCAATCCGAACTCATTTTCCAGCATATCAGTCATGCCGGCGTTAGGCCCGTCCGCAAAATGGTCATACATCAAGGATCCGCCATAATTTTCGAACCGTTCGCGCAGCTTGTCAAACTCCTCGCGTATCTGAGTAGCGATAAGGGAATGCAACAGCATTGCGTCGCCACCGACAACAGATCCATCCGGACCGTATCCGTCAATATACGGTTCCTTGCTTACGTACTCAAGTTCGACGCCCATTTTGGCAAGTTCGTCTTCAGTACGGAACACGCCATCATAGTAGAGGCCTCGTACAGTGTTCTCCACGGAGGCAACCTTTTCACCAAAGAAATTATCCTTAGAATGCTCGCTGAATATAGACTTGAGGTTAGTGGACTTCAAGTGGAGCCGCCCGTCATGCAATGAAAGCCATGCGCCGCCATCGGCCGAGTTCTCGATGTATATACGTACGTCAGTATAAAGATTGCCCAGGTACTCCTTTACCATATCAACGACGTTTTCCGAATACTTACGGTCTATAATGCCTTGATACCGTTCGACATAGTCACCGCACACCAACGTGCTTGCCGCAGACATGCTGTTCGTAAGCCCGAAGTACAGTAATAACTGCTTGTATGACTTTTCGTTCAACGCCTTCCACTCGTACATGCTTGCGCGATTGTTCAGTTGCGTCCCGTTGGCTTCCATCTTCGTCCGGACCAATTTACAGAACTCCAGTACGTTACGGAGTACTATATCTTGAGGAACACGGTAATTTCTTATCGACGCAGGACTTACATAATGCTGTCCGTTGATAATGATAGCATTAGCGTATGCGTCGCTACTCTGCAATATATACGGAACCTTCTCTTCCGGCTTAGTTTCGTATACGTATTTCATCGCATCGACGTTGACATAGCCGACACTAGCCACCGGGTCTTCCTGGTTCAGTATAGCTTCGCGGAATTTAAGAGCGTCCTTGTGGTTGACTCCTATAGGCAAGAATTCCCATACGAAATTGTTGGCGCCAATCTTCAAGCGACCACACCATACTACATTTAACGGCTTACCAAAGGCTCCCGTTAGGCACGCATTGCTAAACGCTTTCGCTACATCAGCAAGTTTCAGCATTTCCGGACTGCCGTCCTCAATAGGAAGTCCGGTATGCGGGTCATTTACCAAAATCTTGACAGCAAGTCCGTAGTTATGCCATGAAAGGAACGTACTTTCGCCACCGCCGGCGCACATCAGTTCCTCGTCTTCCTTAGAACGAATTGTCTCCACCAGTTCGACACACGACTTGCCGAACGTATTCCGCAATATGCAGATCAATATCGATGCAGCGTCGTATATGCCCAGTTCAGCACGCAAGTCGCCTATACGCTTGGAACTCTTGTTAAAAATTATCCATCCGGGCTTCTTGTCGTCAGGCGACGGCGTATTTCTATCCTCGTTCGCATACTTATCTTGGTCAAATGCGCCATAATTCGCAAACGCCCAGTGCTTTAACTCGGAATCATACGGAATATACGGCATCTTGTACTCGACACGCACCTTTGTACGTTCTCCACCTGGAGCAGTGGGTTCTAGCGGTACGTATATACCATACACGAACACGGTTCCACTCAAACTACTAATAACATCAGTACTGGTAAACGAGGTCGTATTGCTAAACGTAACGCCTATTTCACGGCCAGTATCATTTACAAGCTGTAACGTACCACGGTTGAATTTACTGATGGAATTCGCTGGTACAGTTGCTGTTCCCTCGATGGGTGAATTGAATGTAAACGTAACAGTACCATCGGCATTAGAGCTTATACCGGCGTTCTGTCCAACCGCATAAAACTGAGTAGGCTCAATAGGAACTTGCGGATACGCCTCGTACACATCATTGTCAACAAACAGAACTTCCGCCCACCGTACGCCAATTGACCGCTTAACCGTCTTATGCCGTGTGCGTCCCCAACGCTTATACTTTATACGTACCCTCTTATACATCTTTACCGGTACCATGAACCGAGCTGGCATATATAGATATGGGCACAAGTCAGTGCGCGACTTGCACAAATCACCGTCCAGTATGAAAGTCTTGTTATCAAATACAGACTCATTGGTAAATTTCTGGTACCATAGTATCTTATTTAGTAAAGTTTTCAGCTCTTCGATATTCTCGTTTGCCTCTCGCATACGAAGTTTCTGTATAAGCAAGAATGCCGGCCCCAGTAGAAATCCCTGTACAGTCAATATGTTATCAATAGTATCAATAGCGTCTTCCATCACCTCGACAAAGTCGGCACAATCTTGCGCAGTATAGTCGCTCGATTGCCCAATATCGTCGATGGTCTCAAAGTTAGGTTCAAATGTCCATTCGTCCATGACCTTTCCGGGAACCGATGAGCTATCCCATTCAATCACATCTATTTCCGTCGAATCCGGATACATTACCGTAGGAATGAGCGTACCCAGAGAATTTTGGTCAGGCGCAATGCCGGAATCAGTCGTAAGTTGCGACCGAGATATTTCCATTGAGATAACCATCATACAACTGTCGGAATAATGAGCAATGCTACCAAAATAACGAATCTTTTTCGTAGCAGCCATCGCTACTAGGTCTGATGGTTCCGGAATGTTATTGCTGCCGGTCTGGTCAGAAAGGTCATTGACGTCGCATTCTATCGAGTCACCATTATCATCAATCACCGTTGCAGTAAACTTGCCATTATCATATTCGCACGTGATATAACCAGCGTCGTCCTCGTCCAAGTCAAAATACTTGTTATACATCGCTGAATAATAGTCGGCAAGCTGCTTCTTGATATCACCAAACGTCATCTTTGTAGTAGATATCTTCCAGTCAATGTAATTCTGGTCACCGGTAAATTCGTGCATTCGCCCACCGTATACTCCCTTATTTGACGTTGGGATATCTGCCATATCAGTGTACTGTACATATGCATACTTATTACCGGGCGCATTTGAAGCATTTCCATTCTGGTCGTATACTATAGACCCATTCATATATATGCTCTCAAATCCGACATCTCCGAGCAGACGAATGCCACAAGTATTATGATCATAAACCGCGTTATCGTTATATACTAGTCCGTATGTAATCCCAGGACTCCTATACCGATACATGGCCTTTAAATAATTCACACACGACGATAAGTCAAGCGCAAACTTCCTGGTATCGGCGGACGCAGTCTTTTTTAGACGGAACTTATTTGAACTGATCTTACGTCTTAGCGACCGTGACATAAAAGGCCGTACGCCACTAATGGACATAATACTCTTGTAAGTCTCCATGTACTTGTCGGTAAAGTCTTGGGCAAGGTCTTCCTTGGAGTCATAGATTTTCTTAAAGGCGTCTGCAACGTTCGGTATCAATGCCGTGGCCGTATCGTTATAATACGTCTCCAGCGGACTATTTTCTTCTTTATTGCATTTATTGACAAATTTGTTAAGTTCAGACGGATATATCTTTGTATATTTATCCGAATTCTTTATCGTAGTAGCAGTCCAGTCCGCTTTACGCAGCGCTGCCGCATACGCCCGCTTCTCGGCCTTTGTTGACAATGATTCCGGTACATCTACGTCGTGAGCATAGGTCGTATCAAAATAAGTGACCTTTACACCAAGATTGCTATCCTTCGCGGTCTCGTTAATCTTGTTCAGTTTCTTGACAAAGCTATCATAGCCGACGACAATTTTAGGATTCTTTCCGGACTGCCTCTTATACCATTTCTTTCCCTTGTAAACGCTTCCGAGCAAACCGTTTGCCGCCATAGCATAGTAAGATGTCGGCAAGTCGTCCAGATGCCAGAACTGCTGGTCTATGGTGGCATTCGGTGCCGGCGAGAACGTCATTGACTCATTCATCCAGCGGACACGAGGCGTCACCGATATGACAAGCGATTGGACTTGTACCCCAGATGTTGCATTCGCGGCCAATACCTCTATCCGAGTGATCCTCTTTTCATCAAACTGGTCACCAACAGACAGGGTGAACGGCTGTATAGGGTCGGCGGACGCCGGCATCTCGAATACGCCAGCTTCAACCAAGTCGTCCAACGGATAGCCAAGCGCATGATAGGTATCTTCATCTCCAATTTCCTCATCGTCGTCCGACGTAACCAGATGCACCCTCTGTGTCTGGTCAAGTGAATATCCATCGGCAACGATAGAGGTAATCTTATACATCACGTTATTGGTGACTACTTCGACAGGACCATTATTATCCAAACGGACGTTACTAATATCCAAAGCAACATCAGTCTTGACATTCTTCTTAGTATAGTAATGTTCGAAATTAAATAGTCCAGCCATGAAAACGCCTCGGTTACATGCCTAGTTTATCAGTTTGCAACCGAGACCGTTTCTATGCGGATTCTTTCTGCCACATCGGCTTGATAGGACCAAGCATGGAATACAGACCGTTATTGGTCACCGCCTGGTGGAAATCGAACTTGTCGGACACCACCTTTCCCCGATGGGTTATGATGACCGCGCATCCGATGTCGGCAAGCATCAGCTTGGCCAAGTCCAGCATATCCCTCATGGAGTTGTCGTCGGTAGATATGTCCAGCACCTCGTCCAGCGAGAGGAAGTTCACGTTGAAGTTCCCCACCAGAGACACGAAGTCACGGAACGCCATAGATATAGCGAAACCGAGCTTTCTCTTCTGACCTTGCGACAGCATAGTATACGACGGAGACAGTCCAGGCAACGTCTGGAACGAATAGTCCATAGAGTCGCTGAACGTCACGACGAACGGCAAGTGCGCCTTGTTGATGTTGCGCTGTACTGCCTTGTTGAACGCCGGCACGAACATACTGAACACCATCTTCTTCATGCCGTCATCGGCACACACCTTCGTGATTGCGTTACATATAGCGATAGTATCGCTGGCCGCATGCATACGGTTGACCGCGTCAGAAAGCAAGTCCGTATTCTTCTGTATCTTGGTCTCCATCACAGCGATAGCATCATCGGTCGAGTTCTCAGCACGGTCAATATCGGCCTTTAGCGAATCAAGACGCTCGCCTAGCTGGCCAATCTTACCGTTAAGCTCACCTTGTGCAGATGACAATTCACTATACTTGCCGGACATTTCGTCGTATTCAGCACGTATTGCAGGGAACGCGTTCTTTTGATTCTGTAACGAATTCAACTTTTCGGTAAGTTCAGCCTCGTCAACGCCGACAAGGCTCTTTTCCAACAAGCCGACTTCACGTTTAGCGCCAACAACCTCGTCATACCTCGGCTTGTATTCAGCGTCGAGGAATGACTGGTACTCGTCAATGAGAGGCTTCAGTTCTTCCATACGATACTTGTCCGTCTCGTCGTCCGCGTCTATACGGTCAAGTTCCGTCTTCAACGGCTTGGCATCAGCCTTCATCTGCTTAATCTGGTTGTTGAGTTCTGTCCAGCGAGTTCTTAATTCAGCCTTATGTCGCTCAACGTCAGTCTCATCGGATATGTGCCCACAAGTAGGACACGGCGTACCGACGACAAACGACTTGGCAGTCTCGGTCAACTTGTCGCGCTCTTCAGTACGAATCCTAATCTCGCTCTCCTTGATGCCGTACTGACGGTCAATCTTGGCTCGTTCAGACGGACGGTTTGCGACATTCGTCTTGCAAGTCTCGTACTCATCGGTGACCTTTGCCATCTCAGCGTCACGGTCAGCAGTATCGGCATTGAACTTAGCCAGGGCAGCCTCGGCATCGGCAAGCCTTTGCCTTGCCGTAGAAAGTCGAGGAATATCCGCGCATTTCTTGCCGATATCGGCAATTTCCTTGTCAACACGAGTTTCCGTTGCCAGAACCTTGCGTTTCTCGGTCAACTGGTCATACAGCGTACGCTTGTCATCTTCCATTTCACGATACTGCTCGTTCAGTTCGTCAAACTGCTTGCTATACGTCTGGTAGTCGGCCTTCATCTGGGTCAAGTTGTCGGCCTTCTCGGACAACATCCGCTGATGGATTGCCTTCAGCTCGTTCACCTCGCTGGTAAGCTGGGTAATATCGGACTGAGCCACGTTGAACGCAATCGTCGCCTCGGACAGCCTCTTGTGGTTCGCCTTCTTCCAAGTATCCAGCGACAGTGATATGATGGATTCAAGCAACTCTCGTTTCTTGGCCGCCGGCAACATGAAGAACGGCAACGTCTCTTGCGTATTCATAGCGATGACGTTCTTGAACAGCACCTCGTTGAACTGGAGGACGCGCTCCTCAAAATCTTGCTGACTGAATCCGGCTCGCTTGTTCTGGGCTACCCAGTCCTCGCCAACCTTCTTCTCAATGACGAACTTCATCGCTGACGTCTTACCGCTAATGCTACGAGTAATACGCCACGACTCAAGACCGTCCTGGGGATTGTCAGTATCAAACAACAGAGTAACAACCGTCGGTGCGCCGTCGGCAGCGTTCTTGGTATTTCGTAATTCTTCCTTCTTGCCGCCACGGTACGATATGCCAAGCAAAGCGAACGTCATGGCCTCAACAATAGCAGACTTTCCGAACCCATTATCACCACTGAGCCATGTCAAGCCGTCACGGAACTCGAAGACATTCTTCGTGTTTCCGTACGACATGAAATTGCGGAACTCGAGTTCCTTGAAAATAATCTTATGCATCTAGGTTACCAAAGGCGGAAAGGTCGGTATTCGTAAGCAAGTTGTCGTTGTCGAGGTCTACGTCTTCCGTTGCCGGTGTTTCAACCTTCGTTTCTTGTTCAGCCTTCTTAGCGACCGCCGGCTTGCTTTCAAGCGACTTCTTCTTAGCCTTCTCGTTCTCGCGCTTCTTCTCGCGAGCCTTCTTGGCACTCTCGCGCCTCTTGGCACGACGTTCCTCTACTTTCTTGTCGAATAGAGCAGCGTCTTCCGTGGAAATCGGAGTAGCGGCAACCTCGGTATCAAACTTCTGGGCAAGGTCGGCAATGTCGGTCTTCTCAACAATCTCCTTGGCCTTTTCAGCGTCAGCCTTCTGTTCTTGTTCGGCAGCAACCTTCTTGGACTTGTTATATCCATCAATATCAAGCACTTCTACGCACTTGCGCATCTTGGCAAGCACAGCCTTGCTGACCTTCAGTTCGGCACATACCATCTCGTCAGTGCGTCCCCCCTCGGCATCAAGTTCAGCCAGCTTTACATACACCGGCGAAGCCTCGATAATCATATTGCATTCACGACGGTACACCCGCTCAATGACGGCACGGTGTTCGACAGTATCCTCGTAGCCGGCCTTGACCGCATACTCGACTACGGTTTCCAGAGGATATCCGTACAAAATGTACGTATCAATCTTTCCAAGTGGCAACGGCAGTTCAAGTTCGGCAAGTTCCTCCGGAGACAGTTCGCGCTTCGGCAACTTCGGCTGTTCCACGATAGCCTCGGTCTTGGCAAACAGTTGCTCGGTAGCCTCGTTGGCCGGAATACGGAGAAGCATCTCACGTGCCTTCAGCATAGTCGTGTCCAGAACAGAATAGCCGACCGGACACGTGCCAGGAGCCATACCCATCTCAACACCGGACTTCAGCCCGTACTTGTAGCACCTGACCGGATAATGGTCCGGATTATAAGCACGGTCAGTCAAGTACTTACCCAACGTAGCCTCGGTCAGAAGGTTACCCAAAGAATCCCTCCAGTTAGGATCGGTCGGAGTAAGAGGGCCACGCATCGGAACGAACTTACTGTTCGGAACAAAGAACATCGTCAGCGCAAAGTTAGGCGTATGCGAACACGGATGCACTAGCCCTTGCGGATTCGGCCTTGCATGCTGGAAACAGTCAATGAGTGTACCAACACGGTTCTTCATCGGCTTTTCCGAAGACAAGTACTTTACGAAAATGGACATGGCGCCAGCAGACCTATTGACCATGACATTCATGTAGTCGCTGATAGAACGTGCGACCTTGAAGTCAAGCCAGAGGAACTCGTCATCTTCCATCAGCACCGCCCACGACGGTTCACCGCTGATCGACACGTAGGACGCGATGATGTTGCGCTTCTTGCGCCAGTCGTTACCAGCCATCGGCACAAGTACTACATTTTCTGAACGCCGGCGGCATGCCTCGGCAAGCCATCCGTGATTGCCGGTATCATACACAAAAATACGGTTAAACCCGAGCGCGATGTGATAGTCGAGCCACTCGTTAAAGTCAAGTTCGTTGTTCGTGGTAACACGAACCAAAGCGTTTACTGGTGTCTTGTTCATAAAATCCTCA